GATGCCTGACCTGCTGGACCCGGCGCTCCGGGAGGACCTCTGCCGTGACCCGGCGTGTATCGAGCATGGCTCCGGGGAGGTCGGCTGTCTCGTGGTGGACGTAGAGCGCGCGGTCCAGGACCGCCTCTCACCGGAGGCTATCGAGGAAGCCGCGGCCCGCGGCGTCTCCCAGCGCGGGAGCAAGGCGTGGGAGGTCTACCTCGGGGACGGCGCTCGTATCCACCGCTCCGCTCCCTGCGCCATCAACGGCAACGCGCTGGACGCGCCGGACGAGGCCATCCTCGCGTTCCTCCACGACTCGGACGAGGGGAACGAACTGTACCTCATCACCCGCGGCCTCGGGATGCCGCCCGGAGCCATCCCGGACGAGTACCGGGAGCCGGTTACGCGCTCCCGGCTCTGCGGCAACTGCGCGCAGGACCTCAGGACGGGCCTCCCGGAGGACGTGAACGATGCCTGACTTCACCCCGCTCACAGTCCACGAGTCGCTGGACTACGACGGCCTCCTGGACGACGCCCACGGCCCGGGATGCTACGCGCTCCGGCTGGACGTGCCGGACTCCATCCACGACGCCCACGCCCGCTGGCGGGAATACTTCGACGCTCTGCCCGGAGACGACGCCGTGACCCGGATGGCACAGCGGACCCGGGTAGCATACGTCGGAGCCTCCGGGGACGTGTACGACAGGCTGATGGACCACGCCGAGGCGCAGGTACGGAAGGCCGCGGTCCTCCGTCCCTTCCTGCCGCTGGAGGTCATCGGCGTCTACCCGAGCGAGGACCCGTTCCGGGACGAGGTACAGACGGCGCGGGACCTCGGGGAGGACGGCTGGCTCTGCTGGGTCAACGGGGAGGTCGTATGAACGTTCGTGGCGACGTACACCGCTTCATGCTCCAGTCTGACTCTGCCTCCATCGACCCGTTCAAGACGGCGCTGTCCCTCCGCCGCGGCATCGAGGACCTCCCGCCCACGGCGGCGACGTTCCAGCCGGCGGAGTTCGTAGACGGCGGCGGCCCGGCTATCGACCGCGGGATGCTCACGATGATGCGGGCCTGGGAGGTCCCGCCGGCCTACACCTCCGGGAGTCGTAAGAATCGGTACGTGAACCCCTACTACGAGGGGCGAGAGGTCTACTCCGACGTGTACGCCGAGTGCGAGTGCGGCGCGCTGATGGTCCGGGAGGAACTGGTCGGCGGGACGCCCGTGGCGCAGGGGGAACACCAGCACACGGAGGACTGCCGGAAGGCGTGGCGCTACCGGGCGAAGGCCCGCCTCCTGGAGAAGCGCCGCGAGGTGATGCTGGACGGCTACTGGCACGGCCTCTCAGGAGCGCAGATGGCTCCGCGGATGGGCTTCTCGTCCCCGGACGCCGTAGGACGTATCGCCGCCCACCTCGGCGTAGAGGGCGATGAGCGGCGGGCGGCGGGCAAGCGCGTCCGGGCGCGGACGATGGCCCGCCTCCTGGAGCGTCACAGTCCGCGGCTGGTCGGAGAGGTCTACGGCCTCTCGGGGCAGGCCGTCCGCGCCGCGGTGGACCGACACACCGACGCCTCCCCCGCGGACCTCTACGAACAGCGTCGGACAGACCAGGCGTAATAACTTTCTATTATCCGCCGAAATCAGGGAGTATGGGAAGCGACACTACGATTCCCGTGAGCCACGATACGAAGGAATTGCTGGGGGACCTGAAGCGGGACGGGGAGACGTGGGACAGCGCGCTCCGCCGGCTCGCGGAGGGAGAACCACCGGACAGCGAGGTCCTCGATAGGCTCGTGGACCTGGAGCGGGCCGTCTCCAACGTCCCCTCGGACGCGGCGGACGAACTGGAGCGCCGCCTCCGGTAATAACATCTTATTACGATGCCCACCCGACTGCTGGACCCGTGCCCCGACTGCGGACGACCGCTGACGGAGACGACCGGCTACCCGGAGGCTCACAACCCGGAGTGCTGGTGGTGCGAGTACCGAGCCGCCGGGTCCGCGGAACCTTCTTGACTCAGGCGTCCGTTCGTGGTCGTATGGACCTCTCGTACGATGAGGCAATCGACACCAGATGCGGCGGCTGTGGGGAGTCCGCGGAAGGCTGGGCCTTCGCGTCGGACGGGCGGCGCGTCTACGTCTGCCCGGACTGCGCGGAGGCGCTGTACCGCTACGTGCCGGAGGACAACATCGGCGTAGCGCCTCACCCGAAGGCACAGTTCTGTCGGGCCTGCGAGCGGCTCACGCTGACTGAGGACATGAACCACCAGCGCCGATGCCCGGACTGCCGGGGAGCCGCCGGGGACCGCCAGATGGAGGAACAGGAGCCGGGCGCGGAGGCTCCGCCGCAGGTCCAGGCGGCCCGCGCGGACGCCGAGGGCGCGGTGGAGTGGGACGACGAGCAGGAGAGGTGAGCGCGCTGTGAGTAGCGCCGACCTCCCGGAGATGCCTACGCCCGGGGACGCGGCGGGCGAGGACAACACGACCATCTGGGGCTTCAAGCCGCTCCCGTGGCAGGAAGGCTTCATCCACTCCCAGGCGGACGAGGTGCTGGGGAGCGGAGCCTTCGGCGCGGGCAAGACCCGGGCGCTGTGCGAGAAGATATACCTGAGTGCGATGCTCTACCCGGGCAACCGCATCCTCCTGGCTCGTAAGACGTTCGCCTCCATCACCAACACGACGTTGGAGACGCTCCTGGGGGAGGTCGTCCCGGAGTCTCAAATCGTGGGGAGCAACGCCCAGAAGCACCTCCTACAACTCCAGTCCCCGTTCTACCCCACCGTCTACTGCCGGTCGTGTGACTGGCACTCCACTCGTATCTTCAGCGTCAAGAAGCGGGAGCGCCTTCGGAAGTCGGACTCCTGGGGCTGTCCGAACTGCGGCTACGACGGCGTGGACTTCACGCCTCCCTCGGAGGTCTACTACGAGGGCCTGAACACCGGCTCCCGCCCGGGGGAGATGCCGGAGAAGATTGCGGGAATGAACCTCGGGGCCGTAGCCGTGGACGAGGCCATCGAGATAACGGAGAAGGACTGGGAGATGCTCCAGGGCCGTCTCAGGCTGAAGGACCTCGGCAACCCGTTCGTGCCGCAGTTGCCCGTCCGTCAGATATACTCCGCCACCAACCCCGCGGGACCGAACCACTGGATGTACAAGCGATTCTACGAGCAGGGCGCGGGAGAGGTCTACGAGGGCAAGACCGAGGACAACATCCACAACCCGGACGACTACCTCCCGCGACTCCGCCAGCAGTTCGCCGGAGCGGACGCGGAGCGGCTCATCGGCGGGGAGTGGCGCGGCTACCAGGGCGTCATCTACGACGACTTCAGCGACAATCTCCACGTCTGGGACCCGCTGGACGTGCCCGAGATACTGGACGACGGCTGGACCATCCCGGAGTACGCCCGCGAGGACCTCCGCGAGATGGAGCAGGAGCGCGGGACGCAGATAGGCGACCCGTCCCGGCGCGGGGAGTACCAGCCGGCCACGCTCTACCCGCCGGAGGACCTGCCCATCGTGATGAGCGTGGACTGGGGCTACCGTCCCGACCCGCTCGTAATCCAGTGGTGGGGTCGTACCGACACGCACGGCTACGTCCTGTACCGGGAGTGGATGAAGACGCGGACGCTCCCGGACGACGCCGTGGAGGAAGCCGTTGACCTGATGAGCGAGGCCGAACTCAACAACCTCCAGGCCGTCTACGCCGACCACGACTCCGGGGACCGCGCGGACTGGCTGGAGGGAGCGCGTGACGCCGTTCGTGAAGCCTACGGGACGGGAGAGGACGCGCCGGACTGGCGGCGGCTCAGGACGACGAAGGCGAAGAAGGACATCAGCCCTGGCATCAAGACCATCACCCGTCTCCTACGCCCGGACGAACACGGGCGAGCGGGCCTCTACTTCGTCCGTGGGGCGCGCGCCCACCAGATAGACAGCCACCTCGCCAACGACGACAGGCCGGGAAGCACGCTGGCTGAAATGCGAGGGTACGCCTGGGAGGACGACGAATCCGACCAGCCGCAGTCACACGACAATCACGGGATGGACGCGATGCGGTACATGGGCCACACCGACCGGCGCGCCGGCTCCCGGGACACCGGACCTGCCGTGATGAAGTCATAGCCGCCGCGCACTCGAAAGATTTACAAGTTCTATTACCTTAGGAATAGTATGAAGATACTCCATTATTTTGCGGACTATGGGACAGAGTCGGAGACACTCTCAGATTACGGCACAGTAACTCGTGCGACGATAGACCCGAAAGAGAATGGTGTTAGCGAGCCGATTGTAGTAGATTGCTCAGACCCGGATACACTCCCGTTCCGGGATAATGAATTCGACCTCGGGTTAGGACACCCAGTTTGCTCAAAATGGGCAACGATGACGAATAATAATGGAACACACGACGAACATCCTGACTATATCGAGGAGGCACGAGCAATTGGGGAGCGGTACTGCTCAGACTATATCTTAGAGAATGTTCCGGGCGCTCCACTAAACGACCCGGTGGTTCTGAACGGGAAGTCTTTCGGACTACCTATCGTTTACGAAAGGGCCTTTGAGACTTCATTCCCCGTAAACCAGCCTCCGAGACAACAACCATTAGACACGGAGACATCATCGTATTACTATCCAGAATTGCCGCCTAAGTGGTGGGCCTCAATAAAGGGCGTCCCGTCTGGGAAATACCCGAAGGAACACGTCGCTAAAAACGCTACGCCCGTGGCATACCTCCAGTTTATCCTCCGGCAGTATTTCAAGTCGGCTGATTCGGAGGAGCGAAGCGACTACGATGACTATGACTCTCGGATGAAGGCCCGAAAGCGAAAGGACCTCAATAGTTCATTATCGTCGTTTGAATCGTAGAACCCCGCCCAC